GAGCCTAGTGCACGAGCAGTGTCGCTTCCCGTGGCAATCCCAATGGTGCGTGCAATAACTGCAGAGGTGGCGAAGGCTGTTGCGGCCTCGATGGCAATCCCTGCTGGGCGACCTGAACCCAAGGCTAGTGCGGTATTAGTCTCCCCTACAAAGGAGACTTGCCTTGCAATGCGTGCCCCGAGAGCCAAGGCAGTGCCGGTTTCGATTGCGATACCCACAGGGCGGGCCGAACCCCTAGCTAGGGCAGCGTTGGCAGAGGTTGCAAGCCCAACGGGGGCTATGATGGTGGCCGGACGGGTAACTGCTGACTGCGGCTCAAAGGCCAAGCCAACGGGAGTACTTACGGCAGCTGAACGTGCGAGGGCTGTCTCGGTCGAAGTTGCAACCCCGACGCTTTTGGCAAGGGTTGAACCAAGCGTTAGGGCAACCTCAGTGGAAAGTGCTAAACCAGCAGGACGTGCCGAACCTCTGCCAATAGCGGTTTCCGCCGACACTGCCAAGCCAACAGGTGCCCCTTGGGCCGCTGTCAGCGCTAGAGCAGTCTCAGTACCTATAGCAGCACCGACCCCCTTGCGGATAAACGCGGCAAGTGCAAAGGCAGTCTCGGTTGAGGTGGCAAGGCCGGTTGCCGCAAACTGGACTGGGGTAAGTGCAAAGGCCGTGTTAGCGGAGGTCGCCATCCCCGTGGCACGGACCAAGACACTCGCACGCGCGAAGGCGGCATCAGTCTCGGCAGCAAACCCGATTGGTGTTGCCGGGCCCCTCGCAAACGCCGTTTCGGTCGAGATCGCTAACCCAACCGGAATGATAAGCCTTGAGGTAAGTGCGTAGGCAAAGTTGGTACCTACGGCAAGACCGGTTGCGGCGCGGATCGTTGCGCCGAGAGCCAGGGCTGTACTGGTCTCTGCCGCTAGCCCTGCTGGCCTTGCGGAGGCAAGCCCAAGGGCTGTCTCGGTTGATGTAGAAAACCCAACTGTACGAATTAGTCTTGCGGTAGGCGCAAGAGCTGTGGCTGTATCAGTCGCAAGCCCTGTGGCACGCCGGATAATTGACGTTAGGGCGAATGAGGTCTCAGTGCTACTTGCCAGCCCTACCGGACGAGCAGAGCCAAGCCCTAACGCAGTATTGGTACTTACGGAGAGCCCCGTGGCACCCACCTGTGTAGGTAGTACGGCACTTAAGGCAAAGGCCGTATTTGAGCTAATCGCCAACCCCACAGGGGCGATAGTGCGGCGTGTTAATGCAAAGGAGGTATCTGTGCTGGTAGCCACTCCAGCAGCACGGGAAACAACTGCGGCACGGGCAAAGGCAGTGCTAGTGTCTGCAGCGAGGCCGACAGGCCCAGTTATGGCACCCCCACCACTGGTCACAGTGATGTTGAACGTGTCGGTGCGGTATTCCTCGGTGCCGCTAGGCCCGTGTGTTCCGTCCCCAATAATAAACGTGTAAGTCCCAGCTACGAGCGCACCGTCGACTTTGATGCACCACCGCTCGGCGGGGTCGGTAAAGTCCGGGCCAATACTAAGAAAGGCTGCTCCAGTGCCTCCTACTTCCTCCAAGCTGGAAAACTGCGTGTTCTTGTTGAGATGGCCGACAATGTAGCCGTTGGCTGCCGTGGAGGCTACGGACGCGCTGTTACCGGACGGATCAAAGGTAGTTGCGAGAGGCTGGCTGCGGTCAGAAACATTGTAAGTGAGGACGGTGTCACGCGGAGTGTTGGTGGCCCCGGCAAGAACTTCGCGGACAGTGATAGTGCGCGTTGCGCCCGACTCGAAGTTGTGCGCGGTGGTGACTGTTATCACACCGGTGGCAGAGTTTATCGATACCGCGCCGTTTGCGGGTTGAGCCTGAATTGAAAGCGTTGAACCAGCGGTGCGTCCGGTGATAGTTCCGAGGGTAACAGTAGCGTTTTCTTGAATGGTGGGGTTGCTGCCGCCCTGCCAAGCCAATACAGCAAGGGTCGGAAGCGGACGAAGAGCGATCGTCGCAGCGGCCCAACTCGCCGCCGTAGAAGTTTGTCCGCCTGTCCATTTAACAGGAGTAAATGCCCCGCTGCCGCTCCACGCGGTATCACCCGAGCCAATCATCGCCTCGTTATTCAGCGCGGAGAATACCGAGAGGAAGTTGGACAGTTGCGAGCCGGGCTGGGTATAGGCGGCTGCGGTTGTATGTGCGCCACCGCCAATAGCGATAATCCGTGCACCAGCCGTGACAGGGGTTATAGGCGGCGGGGTCGGCTGGGCGGTGTTCGGCCCTACCGCCGTCTGAATAGCAACGTCGAAGGGGGCGTTTGCGCCACCACCCGTCGTGTCAACGCCGCTCCAAATCTCAATGATGTAGGCGAATGAGTTGGTATTGTTCGCCGTGACGACTGCGGGCAACGTCACCGAAGTATCAGGTGTCGCGCCGACTACCCGAGAGGCGACCATTAGGTTCGTGTCGAGCGTATCGTCTGCCCAAAGGTCGCAATGCTTTGTGTAAGCGCCGCTGCTGTTGCCACTCGGCGCGGTGATTACATAGTCGGCGGTTGACGAAGCAGCATAATAGACAAGGATCAGATCGCCGGTCGCAGGCGCGGCGGTGGCGCTGCCGTAGGTCGTATTCCAGCCGCTATTGAGAGCGACCGAGAGAGAGGTGCCCGCTGTGTGGACGCCAGCCTTTTTGGCCTTTAGAGTCGCCACGTCTTAACTCACGAAGGGAGAGGAGTCTTCATAGTATGCTCCCCTCCCTTCCTACATAGGTTGTCCCAGTACGCACACACATTACCGCGGATTAACCGCCGCGGAAGAAGACGCCGCCCGTCATCTGGATGTCGGAACCGTTGGGGGTCTGCGCGAAGTCGAACATCGTCAGCGGGATGATATTCGCATCAGTACCCGTCGTCGTGTCGTTGTCATAGCAAACCGCGATCTTGGAGATGGGATTGCCTGTTGCGCCCGTCCAGGTGGTCGTCGGCAGAGAGACCTCGTAACGATCGTTCGTATCGTCCGGCGCCGGCAACGCCGCAAGTTCGACGTCGGTCAGGATCTTACGACCCATCGTGGTCTGTTCATTGGTGGTACCGGCAAGCAGCTGCGTGAGGTTGTCGACGTCGATCAGAGTGGCATCCGACTCGAGACCGGCCGTCTCGATCGGAACGAGGACGAGTGCTGAGTTCGCAGGATCGTTGTTCTCCACACGGTTGTAGAGCTCGACGACCCGACCCTTGGCGATATTGAAGACGATGTTGGCCATGATCAGTATACCCTTTCTTTATGCCTTGAGCTCCGACGCCGAGCGCGGTGGCTCATGTTGTGCCCAGGACTAGCGTCCGCGACCTGTCTTGGTGGGCGCATCGTCCATGTTTTTGCCCGGCGACTTCTTGAGTCCGCCGCGCTTGCCGTCGGTGTTCTTGCCCGGCGAGCCTTTCACTTTTCCACCACCCTTTGGCATGCTATTCTCCTTTCGGTTATTGCCCTTCCTCGGGCGACTCAATGAGGACTTGCTGATCGGACGAAAGCCCGATAATACGACGTGCCTCTTCACGTGTAATAAGGGGTTGGCCACGTACCTCAGGCGTACCTGGTGTAACCTGGCCAGTAGTCGGATCCGTGACATCAGGAGTGCCAGGAGATTCCACCGGACCTTCCATGCCCTTCATGATGTTGGCCAACGAACGGGCAGTCTGTGCTGCCTGCTGACCGCGCTCCAACGGAGACATGCGGTAAGCATCCGGCCATAGGGAACGCATGCGCTCGAGGCCCTCCGTGATACGCGGTACGAGGCCGTTATCCATGCACCAGGTCACGAATGGCCAGATGATGTTGGGCTCCGCATGAAGCTCACGATATTCTTCGACCCGCTCCGCCCAGTTGGCTTTGTCTTGTGAAGAGGCAAGTTGTCCAGCCTCCGAACCCAGAAGGATGCGTTTGGGAACTCCCGTTGTACCGGAAATGAGAGTGACAAGCACATCGAAAGCACCTCGGGGGTCAGCGACCGTTGAGCCCAGGGACTGGACTTTGACTCCTCGGGTCCTGATGATACGACGAAGATTGTGCTGGTACTCGTCCATCTCAGCGGTGAGATTAGCTTCATCCTCTTCGTCCAGATCCATGTCGGAGTCGACGTCAGCATGAAGCCCTTGATAGGCGGTGCGCCAGTACGACTCGGAGGATGACCCCACCACCTTGATGAGGTCCTCGAGGTAGTTCCAAACCGGTATGAAGCGCGGCAGACCGTAAGTCTTGCCTTCCAGACCACCATGCGAGATGTGGATCACCCGTGAGTGGTGCACATCAAAGGAACGACGCTGCGGCGTGGTTGAGGGAGCACTCGGCATCGGCGCGTTGGCTTGGTTGAAGCCGTCGACGGGTCCGATGGTGTAGCGCTCCGGCAGACCGAACCTCGGGCTCTGGGGATCAGTGTCCCAAGCCGAGATGCGGACGTTGTTCTCCCCATAGGGCTGGAGATACGTGATTTGTAAGGCGCCTGCACCACCACGTGGGATCGGAGCTTCCATGCGGCCGCGATTGGTACCGATCAGGATGATCGAGTAGCGGCCAAGGCCCGCCAAAATGTCAGCACGACGGAAAACGTCCCAGAGATCCAAGTCCCAGGCGATACGCGCGAAGCGCTGGTTGAATTCCTCATTCTCGGGAAGATAGAGACGAGGCGGCCGACCCCAGGTGGAGTCCGGATATGCATGGACGACGCGCTGAGCAATACCCCCACGGAAGTACATATTGAAGATATTGATCAGGCTAACCTGGCGTGGCCACCCGAAGGAAGCGTAGAGATCACGCTGGCCATCGAAGGTTAAACCCAGCCCAGCAGCCACAGCGGCGCGCTGGATGAGGTTGTTCACCCTCAACTGGAAGGCCTTTACCATTCCGGGTCCACGTTCCTGCATATTACACCCTTCTTGCCAAGCGGGTGCCGCCAACCATTCGAGCTACTCCCGAACTACGCCCAAAAGTGATACCACCACGGCGGCTTGTGGTAGTCTGTTGTGCCGTTCTGGGGTCGTTTGGATCGACACCAGTGGAGTCGCGTCCCATTTTGCGCCCAATTGACGCCTTAAGACCAGTTTTTCCGGTCAGGAGCTTGTAGCAGCCTGAAACGGCATCAACCTGGTCATCATGGTCGACTTCTGGGAATAATTCCAGCTCGGCGAACAATTCGCGCACCCATTTGGTGTGCATCTCGTCCTTGTCGGCGATAAGGTCGTGGTCATCGTCCACGATGACGTAGACGTTGCCAGCTTCGGCCGCTGCAAAGAAGGGCTGCGCGTTGAGGAGCTTAGATTGGGTTGCGGGGAACTCCTTAACCTGCTTGCCCTTTACCTTCTCCCGCGCAATCTTCTCGAAGTGGCGGATCGAGTACTTGCCCGAGGAACCAGGTTCTTGCTCCATCCCGATCTTGAAGTCAGGAGTGAGGCTATTGTCCTTTTCCACAGCCTCGGCAAAACGCAACTCAGCGGTACCCGCACTCCATTGACCCCTCTCCATGGACTCGATATAGAAGTGTTCGTTGTCCTGGTTGTAGAGGCAGCGAGGGCCCGCCGAAAAGTCTCCGGCCTCCTTCGTCGATGCCATGTCCCAGTAACGACCCCACTTGAGGCGGTGGCGCTGACCACCGAAGTCTTCCAAGCGAGTCATAAACTCACGGCGGGTAATCTTCTTGATCCAGCCCAGATTGAAGACGACATTGTCATCGGACAGCGGGTTCTGCTGGAACATCGCCTCGAACCACCGAGACCCCACCTCGGTGCGGATGTCCTCAATAGACTCCTTGTTGTACCGCTGAGGGAAGAGCACCTCGCCGTACTTACGGCCGATGATGTCGCGTGCTTCGAGATCGGGGATTTTACTGGGGCGGCCGTCGGGGCCTTCGATCGTCAGGGTGGGCTCGTAGACGGCGGGGAGTTGGATGTACTTGTAGAAGGAGCGACCAGTCTGCTTCTGGCTGCGCATGATGCGCCCGTGCAGATCTTCCGCTACCCACCGCGTAGCCAGAATAATGACAACAGCACCAGGCTCAAGACGGGTACGCGCAACCGTACGGTACCAAGTCCAGAGATCCTCAAGGTACGTGGGAGACATGGCCTCCTTCGCTTCCTTGATGTAGTCATCGATGACGAGTACGTTGGCTCCACGCCCGGTAATAGTGCCTCGAAGACCAACGGCCTTAAGACCACCTCCTTTGGTGGTGAGGAAGTTCTGAACACGCTGCGTGTCGCCGCGGAGTCGGACATTGAGGATATCCTGGTTCTGCTGGATGTGGTCACGGATCTGACGGGAGAAGTCCGTTGACAGCTCCTCACCGTACGTGGCGACCACGACGTTCTTCTCAGGGAAGTTCTCCAAGACCCACAACGGGGTGGCGACGGTGGACAGCATGGACTTGCCGTGCCGCGGTGGGGCGGAGATGAGCAGACCACGGTTGCCCTCTGCAATCGCCCGCGCGATTTCAAGGGAGAGATACTGGAGCCACTTGGCTGGGATCCACGTTGGGTCGATCCGCGCCATTAAGGTAGCAGGAGTTAGTCGGAAGTTAGACAGCAGGGATGCTGCACGGGCTTCCGCAAGCTCACTGCCGAGGACTGCAGCCTCAGCCAACGTCGGCATCCGATGAGTGGTGATGTTGAGGCGCGCTCAGACGAAGCACAGCTTCCTGAACCACCATGCCGTCATTGCCGGACAGCAGCTCTTGGAGGCGACCGCGGAAGTTCTCGGAAGTCTCCGTGCTGAGCGAGGCACCGCGCGTGATGTGTTGGAGGATCGCGTCTGTTGAGGCGCCAGCCGGCAAGGGGTCGCGGGGAAGTGAGGAGGCGTTCTGGCCAGTCAGGCCGACGGACAGACGCTGCAGCTTGACCAGGGTCTCCATCGCTTCGATGGCCTCCTTGGCATTGAGCTCTTGGATCCAGTCCTCGTCCTTGAACCGCTCCATGAGCTTGTCGAACAGGGCCTTGGTCTGGTTGTAGTGGCTGTTCTCCATCTTGCGGGTGCGGATCTGCCGCTTACGGACTTCCGCCGCTTCGATGAAGAGATCGTGTGCGCGGGCCCGGGCGGACCAATAGAACTCGTTGTATAGGGCCCGAACGTGGTCCAGATCCTCGCCTTCGGCCGCACCGAGCACGTCGAGCTGGCGAATGCCTAGCTCTTCGGCTTGTTCGAGGTACTTTTGGAAGAGGATGTGGGCGGCCATCGGCTCGTGCGGGAGCTGGTTCCAGAAAGCAGAACCTGCATCGAGGGTTGGGTATCCCTCATTATAGAAGAGACCGACTGACGCAGCATCGACATCCTCCTGTGACAGGGATGTGAGGGAATGCAAGAGGTCTGAGCGAATGAAGTACTCGGGGAGCC